TTATAATATCTCTTCTTCATTTCATTGATAGCATTCATATCTTCTTCAAAACCCATATATTTGAGCATTTGAGAAGAACCTTCCAACTCACTAATGAGTCTAAGGATATTGACTGCTATTGGTGGTTGTCCACCTAAATCATATTTGCCCATAAGAAATAAAAAGGACAACGACTCGTGTAGGATTTGAACCTACGGCCGACTGCTTAGAAGGCAGTTGCTCTATCCAGCTGAGCTAACGAGTCAGTTGGATTGAGAGGTGGGAACAGTTCGTCGTTCCTCTTACTGTTTACCTCTCAGTGTCTGTCTTAGGTCTCCCCTCGACTTAGTTATTATAGACCCTCTGGGTCTATGCGTCAACCTTCTTCTGCTGGTGCTTCTTCCTCTACTTCTCCAGCAACCTCAGGTTCTGGCAATTTAACTCCGACTGCTTCCAAATACTCAATAGCACCTTGAGTTTTAAACAATAATTCTCTGGTTCTTCCTATCTGTGTCTGAGTAGATTCGAGTTGTTGAGATAAATTTCCTCTTTGTTCCAACAATTGTGTAAGGTGTTCTTGTTGTTCGTTCATTGCAATGTTCAATACATGGTAATTTATTTATAATTTATTAGATCTGCTAAATAATTTTACCTTATGGATTACACATGAAAAAAGCACTAATTGCTTTTAGTATGATTTTGATGACATCACCTGTTTATGCTGGTGGTCTTGTTAGTAAACATTCGGCAAGTGTTCAACTTTCTGTTGATGCTGCCAGAACAACTGCATCTAGAATTGGTTCGACGTTCAGTATTGCAGGTAGTAATATTGATACTACGGATGGCACAACTGCGGGTACAGTTTCTGCTGGTACTATCACTTCTGGAGTTTATTCACCAGGAACGATTGCTGCCACCCAAGACACTGCTGGAGCAGCATTCTCCTTCAGTCAATCTTATACACAGGCTGATGCAATCCCAACTAGTGCTCCTACTGTAGGAACGGTTGGTAATCTGACCGGACAAACCTCTTACACTGCCGGTACTGCAGGAAATCTTGCTGGTACTGTAACCTCAGCAAATGTCCTTACGGTGACTGCTGGTGGATCTGGATCTACGGCAATCGGACAATTCGTTAGTGAAATTACTGTTATAGACTGAGGTTAAATAGTAATGACTAGATTACAAGAAGCAATCAGTCTTGGATTGATTCTTGGTGCCTTACATGGAACTATCGCAAAAGCAGTTCCAGTGGTCCCGAATTTCACTCAGGGCTCAATGACGAGCTCAACTGAAACAAAATCTAAAGTAGTAGAAACCATCAATTCGATGGATTATAATACAGGATATCAATATTCTGCCACAGGAAGTGGAATTTCAGCATCAGGTAACCTGTCTCCAGGGACAGGGACAAATACAGTAACTATTGACGGAGTGACTTCAACATGGACAGGTGTGACAAACAAACCATCCTTCATACAAACAAATCCAGGACAAGCGTTCCAGTTCACAGAAACCTACATGGGACCGGGATTGAGCAACCAGACGGTTATCCAAAGAACGACGGACATCGAAAGTATAACAACTACAACAAGTATTTTCTCCCAGTAATCTTATGTCTAACAAGTATTGCAAATGCCCTACCTGCAAGTGCGGAAGTCGGAGGTGTGAGTGCGACTGCTGCCCCTGTGGCAAATAGTTCAGGCTCAGTTACTAATCAAGCTATTCAGGTTTTACAAGGGCCTTATATAACTAACACTTATGGAAGCGGGATCAGTTGTCAAGGTCCCACTATGAACTTTACTCCGTATGTAACAGGAGCATTATCCGCCCAAAAACCATTTCAAGGACAATACTTTGATAATGTTTATGATATGAGAGATTTGTCTGGAGACTTTGATGATAATGGAGAAGCAATCGGAGATGGCGCACCAGACAATCCTGGCGATATTTTATATCAAGTTCCAGTAAGAACCGGACAGAAAGACAATTACAATTTAAGTGTTGGTTTCTCCATGACTTGGAGTAAACCATTAGATAGAACTCTACAGGATCAATGTAAACAAGCAGCATCAGCAAACATTGATTTAATGAAACAAGCAGCAGCCAATAAAAGATTAGATTTTGAGATTGCTCGATTGAAAAATTGTGGGCAGTTAATAAAGGAGGGAATAAATTTTCATCCCAGAAGTCCTTATTATAAAATATGTGCCGATGTGGTAGTTCAAAATGTAACTCATATCAAACCACACGTTCATACTATTCCTTCAGCATCAAGGAAAGCAGAAGATCTTGGTGGTGCTATCGAATAATTACTTCTTCATATTTTTCATAATTCTAACTGCCTGAGATAATTCTCTCTGAACTTCTCTACGTTCAGTTATACTCAATTGCTTTGGATGTTTTCCAAATTTAGCAGCAACCTTTTTAATTGTTTTCTTTACCAGTGGTTTTACTACCTTAAGTAAAAGATCTGCCACTGGTTTTGCCAATAAAGCAGATGTAGTTGCGACAGCAGCAATACCAGCAGTTGTTGCTACGACTTGTGGTGCCGGAAGATATTGCTCTGTGAATGGAATTGGTTCATACAGAGTCACACATATCTGCTGACCATTTACAGTCTGCAACTCAAATCCAGAAACCTTTTCATTTTTATTTTGTGCTACATCACCAATCCTAGGTGCATTAAGACCAGGACAAGGAACCTCTTCCTTTTCTATTTTTGGCATAGCATCTTTAGGAATCTCTGGCACTTCCGAAACTTCTGGTGCCTTATATGAAGGAATAGGTGGTTTAGGGGTTGGTAGTTCTACTTCCTCATTAAAATTTATTGGATTGAAAGATGGTATTTGCCCATCACAAAAAGTCAGAACTCCTCTCTTATCATCACTTTTAACCTGGTTATTTTTGACATTCTTTGTCTCGTGTGCCTCAACACAACCAGGAAGATCCACCACAGGAAATCCTATGTTCACTGTTACGGGAACAGTATTAGGAATAGCCTGTGGTGGTGAGGTTAGATAATCAGGAACCTCTGGAACATCCACAGATCTTATTTTAATTTGATAAATTTCTGCCATCAATCATCCTTAAAAATACCAGCAAGTCCACCGAAGAAGTGATAGAACATTACATAAAGAAAGAATCTATTATCACCCTGAGGTTTAGTTCTTCTTCTAGGTTTAGATACAGTCATATCAATATAATAACTGCATTATATATCAAGTATCATGAAATTCTCAGAAACTAGGCAGTCCACCACCACTACTGGGAATAACTCCACCAGTTACCTCAGGCATCTCAGGCATGGCAGCATCTAACATTCCAGGAAGTGCTGCTGTAACTGCCTCCGTTGCTGCTTTGGTTGCTGCTTGTTTTGCACTTTCAATCATTGCATCCTTGTTAAAATAAACATAAGCACCACCAGATACGATGGCACCGGATACAGCAAAAGACACAAGTGCGAGTACATTGATTACTTTTTGCATTTTTTTGACTTTATATCACTGTGTATATATCAATCTTTAAAATGTTTTTCTAAAACTTCAATACGTTCTTCTTCATGTGCAATAATATCAATTTGATCTTGAATAGCAGCAAGAACATCTGGATGCTCACCTATACCTACAGGATTAGTAAGGTAAATCTCAATATTAAGTCTTGCTTTTTCAATGTTACCAATAGCATCAGATTTAAGTGCTTTTAAAATTTCATTTCTCATGTTAATGTTCCTCTTGTTTTACGAATTTCACGAAGTTCTTCAAAATTTTTTTGTTTTGTTCCACCATCATACTCCCAAGCATAACCTTCGTCAATCATTTGTTCGTTGAGGGAAACCACGTCCTCTCCAATATATAACCAACCAAGAAGACGACCATATTTACCTACCCCACCAACAAGTTCAGTCCTAACAGACAACTCATCATCACCATCGATAGTCGATTCTAGTTTTTCTTTGAGCCAGTTGGTTGCGTCAATTCCAAGAGCCTTCTCCTCTAGATTTCTCGTTCTCTTTTCTGGAGTATCAACTCCTGCAATTCTAACTCTTTCTTTCTTGTATAAGTCAAACCCAAGATCAATGGTAACATCAATAGTATCACCATCAATAACACGATTGATTTCAATCACTCGAAAGTTGTAGCAGGACTTCCTGCTGGGTGGAACCATTGCTCCCATAATTGATCTCCTTTGATTCTAATGCTGATGCGATTCCGATTATTGTAACGACGGCACTAATGATGGCTCCAGCACCGGCAATCCATCTCTCATTTTTACGAATTCTATTTCTAAATTCAGAAACAGTTTTTTCTAAGTCTTCAACCTTATGAGTTAAGACTGCGATTTCTTTATCTTGTTTTGCATCAATTTCAGTTATTTTTGATGCTACTTCATTTAGAGTCGCCATCTTTCAATTCATCGAAAGCCATACGCATTATATAGACAATATAATACGTAACTCCACCTAAAAGTATTATCAAACAAATAACAATACTCCAAGTAACATCATTTACATTACTTAGAGGTCTCAAAATTAAATTCATTAACAATCACTGATAGTAGAATAAACTTCTGAACCAATCGTTTCACCAGTTTTTTGACCTAGAAGTGTTGCCCATCCAGCTGCCAACCATCCAATATAAGGAATATTCATGACAGCAGGAGCAATAAGACCTGTACTAATTGCGGTCCCTGCCATTGCACCTTGCGACCGTGCTCCAGCGTCCGCCACTAAACACTCTACGTCTTTTGCAGACTTTCCCTCCCCTGGCAAAGAGGAACCTCCCATATTTCTCACACCTTCCATTGTATATTCATCACTACGATATTCTGTTCTTCTTTCTGTTCCTCCACCAAAAAGACCTTTCTTGCTCTTATCAAGATCTAATGATTTATGAGACTTTAAAATAGCAGGATCATTTGCTTTATATTCTATTTTATAACCTTCTTTACCTGCTTCGATCTTATAGGAAGAATACGGATTACCGCGAGGAATATTAATTGTCGGGACTTGAACAGTCCTATCGGATTGTCTTCCGATTAAATGTCCCAACACACCGATGTGTGCGATTGCTACGACACTACCAACACTGAGGGCAGTCCACTTGAGGTAAGGTTTCATATCACATTTTGTATGGAGGTTGATCTGTTACGATTTTAATTGGTCCTTGCTCTACTCTAATAGTCTGAGCAGGTGCAGTTTCTTTAGCAGCAGCAATAAGTTTTTCAAGATCTGCTTTGGTAATTGCACCAGCACCAGCAGCACCATTCATCTTCATGGTGCCATCATTAGATTTCTTTGCCGTCTGCACGCCAAAAGTAGCTAAAACGCCTGTAAAGACGGAAGCGATAAAAGTTGGGTCAATCTTTCCTTGTGGAAATCCGGGGATGGTTACATAGTTCAAAGTCAAAATACCACCTGACCAGATAAGGATACCCAGTCTTACAAAGGTGGAAACGATAGCAAGTTGTTCTTCAGAGTCTTCTGCTTTTTCCTTTAGTTTTCCGAAGGGACCTTTCTTTTTAGGTTCTTCTTTCTTTACCTCAGGAGTTTTGACTTCTTCTGGCATGTGTAGCAGGCATGGTTCTGCTATTTATGGTTGAAGTAAATCTACAGTAATGTTTGTGTGTTCTAGTTGATTAAATTTTTGACAGAGAACAAAACTTGATTCGTGTTCCCATTTGTGATACGCATCCTTTAGAGACTGTAGATAATCAGTTCCACCGTAACCTATCATTTCATTGGCAACGATTTTCTTGATTAACACATCTCTTGTTAAATGTGTCATATGTAAATAGTTGTTATCCAATAACAAACTCTTACATTATAAGACTTAAGGGATTAGTTCAAAGAGTTTGCTTTGGGTGATTGTTCCGATTTCCTTATCGGGTGATATTATTTAGGAAGAAATCCATTTTCAACTAACCATTCACGGGTCTTTGGTGTCGGATCATAATCGGACCACATAGTACCTGCAGCACAAGATTGAAGTGCCTTCATAGTCATATTTTCAGTTTTACCTGCCCAGGTTGCTTCCTTCTCCCAAGGAATAGCAGAGGGTTGTAACACATAGGCTCTCCGTGCCATCTCTTGCCACATCTCAGGAACATCATCCTCATTATGAATAATGGCAATCAAACTATTGTCAATAGTACCTGCCATACAATCTTGAGCAGCGTGCCATCCTTCGTGACGCATCACACTCATCAATATGTAAGGACGCTTCATGAATGTTTTGTTTAGAAAGAAGTTATTGCTTACCGTATGATAAACTCCACGATGTCCAACTGGAAAATATTTTTCATCTGCTAGAAACACGTTAACTCCGATCTGATTAAGGGCGACAAGCATAGAGTTGAATTCATCAGCAACAGAATAAAAATCGTCAGTATTGGGATACTCACTAGAAATATCCAAAAGACTAAAGACCTCTTTAACTTCATCCTTACACTCTCTGAGTAACATACACCCCATAGAATGGTTAGTATAGTATTCGTTATCTTTTAGGGGGTCTGAAAGGGCAGGTAGGGCAACCGCTGCCACAGCAACCAGGGATGCAATAATTTTTTTCATTTTGTGTAATATGCCTCATAATATTTGACAATGCCATTAGTATTTACATTACCTTGTGAAACCCAATCGTGAACACATTCGTAAATACTTTGACTAGTATATCTAGGTGATCCGTCAGAACAAATCTGAGAACCAAATCTTTTAAGTAGAATGTTTAATCCTTGTGTGCGAACATCCATTCTTTCATCACTGTAACGCCAATCTTGATTCATTTTTTAAGTACATTCCAACCATCAAGACCTTCTTGTAAGTTCTCAGAACCACCCGGAGTCTCTATTACCGTATTCCAATTTTTAGTTGCAATTTCATACATCTTTTGATGAATGTCTTCAGGTTCTTCACCTGCTTCTTCACGTCGTTTTTCTTCCTGCATCTTCATTTCAGTTTCTTTCTCCATATAATCTTTTTGTTTTTCAGTGATTACTGAAGGGCAACCATATGAAGAAGAAAACCATTCATCAACAGGATTCAAGATAGGAGCAGGAATTCCAACATATGATTTATCTTGATCATCTTCGTCAATGTCACACTCAATATCCTTAGGTTTTTGAGAGAATAATTTGGACAAGATTTTTTTAATCATGATTGCCAAGAATAGTGGTAAAAGTTTCCTTTAGGATGACACATTGGATCTTCAGAAGTAACTCTATATTTGAGCATACGTTGACCTTTAAAATCGGTTCTACCATTAAGAACCTTAAACCATAACAGAATATTTTGTTTTCCTTGTGGAGAATTTAATTTATTCACAAGTTTTGAATTTACATGAATCCATTTATGAGTGTATATACCTTCATATTGACCTGGAGCATATACTACTTCAGATACTGTATCGGGAAATTTGTCAGACATTACTCGATTTAATACAGAAACAGCAACACAATATTCATCAGCAGTATTTTTTGCTGCTTCTACTTGAACAACTTTTGCAAGATGATGATAATCAATTGGTGTTAATGTTAAAAGCAACTCAAGCATTAATCTTCTCCAAGATATTCAAGTGAATAAATTTCATGATCATCCACTTTAGGGTCCAACCATTCAGCAAACTCTAAACGCAGAGCATGAGCATTCTCAACAGACTCTAACACATCATCAGATTTCATGTCACAAAGAGTGTGCAGTCTGTCGATTGCCCAATCATGTGTCTTTGAGAGTGTCTCTTCCAAAGTTACCATAGTCTTTTCGCATATAACGACCTAGAATATTACTATTATAAAACGCAGGAGCTCCATTGTCAAGTGCCTCAGATAAAACATTATTTAAAAATAACTGCTTGGTCTCCTCAAAGTTACAATCTCCCTTCTTCTCATGAAGACTTAGTATTTCTCTACTGAAGATCTCTTTGCCATACTTTTTTATATCTTCCTTTAACTCAGGACAAGAACCATAATACTTTTTCCAATCAGATTCTTGTTTTACTTTTCTCTTTTTTCCTGGTGGGGTTCTGAACGACCAAAAATACTTTCGCCCAATGTATTGTCGTTGGTTTGACTTATTGGTAATGAGATAAACAAAACCAAAGTAGTCGTGAACATCGTCACTATCAAAAAGTCTCTCATTATATTTCCAGGGATTATCATAACTCATACTATAGTATTATATGAGCTATTATTTATCTTCAAACCTAACAAACCAACTCTACTCATGGATTAGAGTATTGTCAAGCCCTTGATAAATACTCAATAAAGTCATATAATATGGCAGTCTACGTTAATAATATTACTCTCAACACAGGAGAATATTTTTCCAGAGATTTTTATCTGGATAATATTAATGGCACCCCATTAAATCTGTCTGGGTATACGGCAGCATCTCAAATGAGAAAACACCCAGAAAGTGTCAATGCAACAGCAGATTTTAATGTTGGGTTTATAGACAGAGCGAACGGAAGAATAAGAGTATCTTTAGCAACTACAACAACAAGATTAGTAAAACCTGGACGCTATGTTTGGGATGTGATGTTCACTGAAGTACCAGGATCTTCATCAAATGCTGGAGTTTGGTCAACTCTTGATGCAAACAATTCGGGATCATATAGAGGTTTCACAATCAGTGCTTGGTCTTCATTTATGAATACCTATGCGTATTCTAGAGTTCCACAATCAGGATCATTAAGTTCTCAACCAGATCCATACGGTGTAAAAACAGATTCTTATGTTGTTAACTTCCCATATACGGGAGCATATCAAATAGAAGCTGCTGCTGATAACGTTGGAACAGTTACTATTAATAGTACAACTTTCAACGCAGTTAATTATAGTGACACCAATGTTGGAGTAGGTAGTATATCTTTATCGAAGGGTAATCATACAGTTACACTTACACAACAAAATACTCAATCGGGAACAGATAATTTTGCAGATAACCCAGTTGGTTTGGCAGTAAGTATCACATATATTGGTGGAACTTCTCCAGGTAAGAAGAGTATTGTTATAGAAGGCAATGTATTAGCAACACCAGATATCACACCAACTTGTGTGAAAACTGATTACACTTACGATAGATTGGGTGTTATCATTGAAACATCATCTGCTGCTGGATCATCACCTGCAGTAAGTGGTCACGATAATATTGGTATTGATGATATCACCGATTATGGTGTTGTTCATATGGGCGTGAACTTCAATCAATGCAGTATGTTTGATGCTGGCAGTAG